CTTTTCTGGATTCGTCAGCCATTTTGATGTCTCCCTGAAAGCTGAAGAGGATTGCTCGGCATCCGTTTTTGTCGGGCCGGCTACATACGCTAACCGGACCTACCTGGAACCTCTCGGGTTCCTCTGATTCGTTAAGTGTCAGCACGTCAAAGCGGAAAAATGGCACTTCGGTAGTCAAAAGAGCCAAGCTGTTAATCTCGGGCTTGTCCCAGGTGAAAATCTCAACGCTCCGATAGGGAAGCCGCCGCTCCTTGATCTCCTTGAGAACCTCGGGAGTAACCTCCAGGTCCGCAAAGATCGCATAGACGGGGCGACCCTCGTACCGGAACTGACGAACAGCGGTAGGGCGCACGAATCCGGCGGCGCGAGTTTCGCTCTTGCCGTGATGTTCGATGTGGAGAGGCGCTTTGTAGTTGTCCTCTCGGAACCGCTTCTTGGCCTTCAGAACAGCCTTGACCATCCAGGATTTGCCGACTTTTCGACGGTTACCCTTCTCGCCACGCGGCACCTCGGCCATGATCGGAACGTCGTGGATGACGTACATCCCATCATCGCCCTCGCTGAAGTTGTATCCCCCAGCAGAGCCCTTGCATTTCTTGATCGCAACAGCCACAGCTTGATCCTGCGCCATCCCCTCTTTTTTGTGGATGGCGATCTTGCGGCTTGTGCAGTCGTCTTTTTTGGATAGCTGTTTAACCATCGACCCTTAAATAGCAGACGGGCGATGATTGGGGAAGGGGGGCAAGCTATTATTGGCAGTGAATAATCAACTCTTACTTAATTCCATGGCGATTTTCTTCTCAACGGCCTTCGCCATCTTCTCTTTAAGCTCCTGGCAAAGAACAGAGCGGACAACCGCCGCCTTGCTCTGTCCCGATTCCCTTGCCTGCTCCCCCAACGCTTCAAACATGATGGGGGATAGATCAACGGAGAGTCTGGTTTTCCCTGTGGTCATGTCAGTTTCCCCGGTATGAAGTCTTTATCTGGCCCCGCACGCTCAAAGTCTCTCGGTTCCTGTCGCCCCATCACACCGCTTGGGGTGAGCAATCCCTTCCTGTCAGCCTCCCACTTGTCCACCATTCTGAGAGCGCATCGACAATTATAGCCGAGAGGCGGAATCAGTCCGCGCATCTTCCAGATGGGATCATGCGTGCTGGCGATGAATCTGTCTGCTGCTGCGTGGTTGGGACGCACCAGACCATCCCCAACCGTCTCGTAAGCCATGCCCACGATGACATCGGCAATGTCTGGATCCCGCGCCATGTCTACGGTTCCGGCCGCGTAGGAGTTTGTAAGGTTGGTGCGATAGACCACATCGGCGTAGGCTTTGGTCCAGCCCTCCATGCCATCCTTGACTGCCTGTGTAAACAGCTTTCGGCTGCCCTGAATCGTGGTGGATCCTGACTGCATGAGCTTCGCGATGTGCTTCTGAATCCGCCGGGTTGCCTCCAGGGATGAGTGCTTCGCGAGTGCAAAAGCCCTTCCACCTTGGTAGAGCCTCTGCACTTCCTTGTAGCCTCTGGCTGTCTCGGGGTAGCGGCTCTGAAGGCTTTCAATGGCCTCCATGAATGAGAGCCTGCTGATGGGCGTGTCCTTCAAAACCTCTTCAGCATCGAAGGTCATCACTCCCTTGATGCCGGCGTTCGGATCGTTGCGCTTGACCATCTGTCGGTACTGGAGGATGGTTCTGCGTCTCCCCAATAGATCGGAAAGAGTCATGGTGTGACCGATCAACTCTGCCAGATGCTCAACAGCTACCCGCTCACGGCTCACATCGTTAGCGAGGTGTGCATCCACCACATCGCGCATCGCTTCGGTAAACAGGGACGCCGAACGATGGAGAAGGGCTAGTTGATCGTCTACCGGAGATTTGACGGTCATATTCTCTTGGCCCGCTGGAACAAGTCTCGCAGTAAATCTTGGCCCTTTTTCCCCTTCCAGAAGGCTGCTGCCTCTTGCGGGGATCCTCTCTGGGCCTCCGCAATCCTCTCCTCCATCGGACCCAGATCACGCGGCCCCTTTCCAGGCGGATAGATGCGTCTAGGAGTGTTCTTGGCTTTCGCGCGTTGTTCCGCATCTCGCGCATTAGGCCGGAATCTGCGCGGAGTCTCTGGCCGCGATGGCTGTGGGGTCGTCTTGGTCGGAGGAGTGGAAGCCGCTGGAGCAGCAGGTCGCGGGGTGGCTGCTGGAGCTGTTGCTGGAGCGGGCGCTGGCGCTGGCCTGGGTTGAGGCGAGGCCGCTGTTGAGCGAGGCGGAAGCGGGAACCCTGGTGGCATCGGTGGTCGCGGCGGCCTAGCTTCTCGAACCTTGCCGGCCTGTCTCTCTGCCCAGGTTTTCTGCGCCCACGTAGCGGCCTTCTTCATCCAGTCTGCTGCGCCGCCGGGCTTCTCGCCTATCTCCACCTCACGGGATACTTCCTTGACGCCCCGTGGTGTCTTGCCCCTGGGAGCCCAGCCGTGCTGCGTTCTTCGGGATCGCGTTGGCAGCCTATCCCACAGGCGATCCAGGGCGCGGCCTTCCTTCTCCAGAGCATGGACATCCTTCGCTACCCGGTTGCCCACCTTGTTGGATTTGATGTCCTTCGCCATGTCGCGACGATGCTGATTCAATTCCTTGTGGGCGGCCACGGCCGCTTCGATCTCTCTAGATGCGCCGCGCTGCCCCTTGCTTTTGATTGCCTCGCTCACTCGGCCGATGGCGTCTTTTGTTTTGCCAGCTAGATCCTTGTACTTCTCAGCGTGTTCGCCTCGAACCCGATCAATCGCGCCTTGAGGAGACGCCTCCCTCTCTTCGGCCTTTTGCTGCGCCTCTTCCTGTCTATCCTTGATGGCTTGCTCGCGATCTGCTGCCACCCTTGACTGCTCAACCCTTTTCTCTACGCCACGACGGTAAGCCTCGCGTGCCTTGTTCTCTCTGTTGCGTTCTCGCTGCCCGCGTTCCTTGCCCCTGGCTTCCTCTCTCTGTTCCTTCTCTTTCGCCTTGGACTCCTTGGCGGCATCCTTTTCATCGAGGCGACCAATCGCATCGTTGGCACCCTTGACCTTCTTCTCCAGGCGGTCGATGGTTGCGGGCATCCCCAGAAACATCTTCTCGTATTCGAGCTTGGCCTTGTATCGCTTCAGGTCGTCCTGGATCACATCTCGGTTCTTGCCCCTCCAGCCGCCATCTGATCTCGCTTCCCTTTGCCTCTCCACCTTGAGCGCAACCTTCGCAACGCGCATCTTGCTATCCATCTCACGCATGAGATCGGGATTGGCATCGGTGTTCTTCTCGTGCTGGATGTCGTTCTTGAGATCCTCTAGCGCATCCTCGATGTCTCCTGGGGCGTGACCTCCCCAAGCCTTCTCTGCCTGCTGGCGAATCTCAGCGGCACGAACAGCCTGCTCCTCTTGAGGCTTTGCCTGCTTTTCGGGGGCGACCCCGGCAGCCTCTTTGGGCTTGCCCTGCGCCCCCTTGCCTGGAACGCATCCGGTGTTCTTGGCCGTCTCTCCCTTCTTACAGGGATCTCCCCGACCAAGCTGGTGGCTCAAGGTTGGTCTAGCGGCTAGGGGTTTGGCGTAGATGATCTTGGGGGTCATTAGCTGTGCCGATACCAGATGGTTTCTCCAGCTTCCATCTCCTCCCGGCTCTCCGCGTCCTTGCGCGTGGGGAACGCAACCCACTCCTCACCGGCAATCTCGATCACTGAGCCATGGCCGTAGTGGGTCTTGGTTTCGGCCGCTTCCTCGATGTTCCAGCCTCGCTCCTCGAACATCTCCGCGACGCCATCAAGCTCCAGGATGCTATCCTCTTCGATCTCTTCCAGATCGGTCTGCATTCCTCTGGTGAATCGCCTCATGGCGGTGCGGTGGGACGCCAACGCTCTCTCTGCTGGAACTCGCTCATCCAGACCCTTGGCCCTCTTGGCGCGATCCATCAACTCAGCCTCTTGAGCGTGCATTCTGTCCAGGGCGCGTTGGTCGATGTGCGCGTTGCCGGTGGGCATCGTCCCCTTGGCCTTCTCGCCGGATGGATCGGTCACGATTGCGCTCTTGCCGGCCCCCTGGGAGGGCATACACCCGGTCTTGTCCACCGTCTCTCCGCGTTTACACGGCTCTCCCTTGCCAAGCTGTGGATACCTGGCCGGCGTGGCTACGAGGTGCTTGGAGTAAGTGATACGCGGGGTAGTCATGGTTGCATCCTGTTATTCGGGAGGATTCCTAAGAATCGGACCCTTGTCCAATCCCCACTTCTTGAGGTTTTCGGCCATGGGCTTAATCAGAGAATGACCAAAGAATCCGACATCCCGCATGGAATCAACTCCCTTTTGAGTCAGTATCCATCCGTCCTCTTTGCTCTTTGGAAACCTGTCTTTTAGCCGCTCAAGGTGACCGTTCTTGATTGCCTTCTTGAGATGGGGAATATCCGCCTTGGGGACGCTGGAGATTACCCCCTTGCCCGTCGAATCAAAAGATTGATTCAATGCTTCCGTTACAGACCACATGTTGAGTTCTGTTAGTCCCCCAGCCCCGCTGGGGTAGTCCCGGCTTGTGTCTTGCCATCCATGACCGGGCGGAACGTTGTCCGGGCGCGATGGTTCGGCCACCTCACCACCCCCCGCTGGCCCAGACTTGGATTCCTTGTTTGGCAACCGAACTACTGCCCTCCGCGTCTGCTGCCCTCCGCCTCCCTCGGCCGGAACGCACCCACTTTTAGCGGCAGTCTCCCCCTTCTCGCAGGGCTGCCCCCTCGCAAGCTGCGGGTAGTGCGCTGGGCTGGCTGCCAGATGCTTTGCATAGGTGATCTCTGGGGTGGTCATATCGTCTCCGCCGTGAATGGCATATCGGGCATTGGCATCTGCTGGGCCATGGGCTGCTCAAGAACGAATAGCTTGTCATCTTCCGATGGCATCGTGAGCCCCACCTTGGAGTAGACCTCCTCCAGCTTCATGGGCAGGCCAGCCTGCGCCAACTGCGTGATGATCGCAGTGGCCTGCATCGGATCGTTCTTGTTGCTTAGATCGGTGACGAACTTCGGGATGCTCGCCCCCTTCAGTCCAAGGGCTGCGAAGTTGTTGTAATTCTGCTCCCAGATGAACTGCACCAAGCCATCGGTGAGAGCGTTGTCCAGCTTGTCGCGGTCATACTGAATGACACCGGAGGTAGTGTCCGACTCCACGCGGGCGCGAGCATACGATCCACCGGCATCGCCACCACCGAACGGCAGCACGGAACCCAGGATCAACGCCAGCAGCTTGTCGTCCATGTACTTGATGAAGTCCATGACCATGGAGTGACCGCTGCCGCCGCCTTCCTTGACCTCGATCTCTGTTTCCTTGTCAACCACCAGGACGTGGCGGCTACGCATGTTCTTCAGGCTGTTGAAGAGGTCGTCGCGAACATCCTCATTGTTGCGATCAACCCCACCCTCGCGCAGAGAGTCGATCTTCCCAATCACTACCCCTTGGCTCCATCTCTCCAAGCCCTGCAAGCCTTCACGCCAACAAATGGATTTCATCCACCAGAGGAAGTAGATCGAGTCCAGGAGCGGGAAGCCGTAGCCCAAATTGGCTTCTTGATTCAGCCGGATCACGCTGACGAATTGCTTGCGATGCTCAAGCGTGATCTCCTCGTACTGCTGGCGAACCACGCTCCACATCTCTTGAGTCACCCACAGCTTTTGATGCGGGCGTTGCGGGCCATACTCAACCTGCTCAATGTGCGGCACAAACCGTATCCGGCGAGGATCTACATCCCGCAGCCGAAGAGGCACCCACCAACGCCGTACCTCCCCATCGCCTAGAGTGCGAGCCTGCGTAGCCCCCTCCATGAAAGCGTAAGCTCGGCCATGAAAGACATTCATCGCCAGGATCAGACGCGCCTCACCAAAATCCTTGATGGATTTGATCAGCGTCTCGCAGATTCCCGCAGCCTTCAAGCTCTCATCGGAGTCGTCGCCAGGCTCCATATGCCAGTCACGCGAAGCAACCATGTGACAGCGCGTGTCTATGGCCTGCGCGATAGTCGCATCCCGCCGGACCTTGGAATAGATCGCCGGATCCCTGGCCAACCCGTAGGCAGGATCATAGAGCCGGGTCCAGACTCGATAGGCATTACTTAGCGCATGATTGTAAAGATCCGCATTAAAATTGCGGCCTTCAATGATCGGGAGACTCGTTGTTGGCATCGGTGTCTACTCCGGGAAGGTCTTGCGCCAGTCAAGCCGCGAAAAAATCTCATCCGTGATGTCTATTTCGGTGCGCCAGTCCTCTACATCCTCTTTTGGGATCCAGCCAGAAATCGCTCGCCCAGGCGCACGGTCCTTGAGAAAATCAAACGCCAGAGATAAAGCATCAATCTGGTCAATGAACTTGCCCGATGGAAACGTCTCAATCTCGGATAGAAAATCTCCAAGCCAGTCACCTCGGACAGCCTTCAGCCGCCCAATGCCAGCCTGCGCCGCCACCGGATCAGCCCGCGTTAACTTGTCACCCGTTACACGCACACCCTTCACGTCAAAGCCAGCCATCGCTGATACTATAGCATGTATCTGTGCGACGCCACCTGACCCCGGTTCTTGCTCGATCCTGATAGGAATGCCAGCACCATCCGCCTCCGCTGTCTGCCGAATGATCTTGTCTCGGTCACCAGGCAACCACCTCCCCTTCACCACATCCTCCACAACATACGTGTAGGGCTGCGGAGTCTTGGCCAGCAACAACCCCGCTGTCCTCTTCCCCGTCAAGCTCGCTGCCAGATCCCATGCCCTCACCCTGGATGCAATCCGTGTAACGCGACTGTCTACGATCTCTATGTCTTCGCGTTTAAACAAAGCCCCCTCGGGACTGACAAACTGAGCATCAAACTCCTGGCTGAACGTGAATGGTCCCAACTCCAGCTTGGCCGCCTCCAACTCAGATGGCGGAATGATCGGGTTGTCGCTAGTCGGCCGCTGCCACGCCTCCATGCCATCCGTCGTCTGAGCCCGGTTCCAGAGATCAAAAAACCAGTTCTGACCACAAGGCGTGCTTATGAACATCGCCCATCCCTGCTTGTCCGCCAACGCCGGCCTCATCGCCTCTGTCCATGTCTCCTGCTGACAAAACGCAGCCTCATCAATCACAACCCCATCCAGGCCAACTCCACGTAGAGAGTCAGGGTTGTCCGCAGACCTCACGCTGATGCTCCCACCACTACCCAACTCAATCCGCCGGTCAACCTCGTTCTTCGCGCTCCAGGCATCCCTCAAGGCGTGCTTCAAGTCCCGCCAGATCATGCTCGCTATCGGGAACGATGGAGCTACCCACCAAATCTCACCACCCTCCATGGCCCCCTTGTGACACCCAGGCGGACCATGCCCCTCAACACAAGCCAACAGCCCCGCCTTGGATTTCCCCCAACGCCTTCCACAGCACACTACCTTCAGCCGCGCAGACGATCCCAATACGGGAATCTGATGCGGTAACGGCTTCGGCAAATAGACTCGCTTCGTCATGGCTCACCTGGGGATGAGAGTGGAACAACCTGAAACACAAATGGAAACCGAAATGAAGTGTCCTCGAAAAACTGAAAAAAATACAGATGGGTGTGGTTTTGCCTACATGGGGGGGGGTTCGGATAATGTAAGGGGGGGGGCCTCATGCGTCGCGTCATGGCTGGCAACGCATCGTGTCATGTGCGGTTTCCGCTCGGTTTTCTGGTGTGACTATTTGCCACAGTGCGCGGATGGCGCACTCATCCAAAGTGTTCTGTTATGGTTTGGTGTGCGCTTTCCGCTCGACGTTTACACGTTCCAGGGCTTCACGTTTACGCGGGCAATTATGCCCCGTTGCCATTCTGTGGCGTTTCGGGAGCCGTGGTGCCATTCCCGTTGTTGGGGGTATCTGTGGGCGCATCAGGGGGCTCGGGTGCCGTGGCTGGCTCCCCAGGGCTGCTGACAGTGGCTTCTACTTCGATGGCCTGTCTCCAGTCACCGCCTTCCTCCCGCACTATCTCATATCGTACCGGTCCACCGCCTTGGCCAGTTACCTCATGGCGTTCCAGCTTGCTCCATGTTGCCGGCCTTCTCCGCTCTAAAAGTGTAAGGGCAGCTTTCCAGTCAGGCGGAATCCCATCACCGCCTTGCGCCATCATGTTGATAATATTGGCGTTGCGTTCCTCAAACTTGCACAAGGATTGTTCAACCGCCTTTACAAATCCGGCGTAGCCTCCGGCCTTTGCGGCCTTGCCTCTTCGTATCCAACTATAGAGTGTTTCTACAGCTACGCCAGCCAGGGATGCGGAGCATTCCATGGTGAGTCCCATCGCCAAAGAGCGACAGATCGTATCGCGGACATCAGCCGTCAATCGTGAGGGCCGGCCGATGGGCGGTAGATGCGGGGCGTCTACCAGATTGGCTGGCCTTCGG